TTCAACACGATCCGCCCACAAATGGGCTGCCGTATCTGGGGCTAATTGATTGGGGCTTCGGCCCCTATCTCTGTTATTAACATTGAAAGGAAATTATCATGGCATTACCTAATGGCGCAGGCGGTTATCAAATTGGTGACGGCAACCTGACAGAAGCACAACTGACGGTTCAAACTATTCCCACAACCTTGACTGGCGACACCACGTTGACCGCTGATCAAGTGGTTGTTGGTTTGGTTGTTTGCAACAAAGGCAGCGATGCTACATTGACCGTGACTCTGCCCACAGCAGCGTTGCTCGATGCAGCCGTTCCTAGCGCAAAAGTTGGCTCTGCTTTTGAGTTGACTATCTGCAACAACAACAACACCGGCGCTTCGTCTACTGTTCCTGTCACCACAGGCACTGGTATCACGATCTTCGGTTCTGTGACTGTTCCACGTTTCGGCGCACACACATACCGTTTTGTGCGTACCGGTGACGCTGCCTACTCGGCCTTCTTGAAGTAAACAATGGGGGCTTCGGCCCTCATTTTTAAAGGAAACATCATGACCTCTAATACCAAACCAATTGGTGTTGCTTTTGAAGACCAAGACATCATTGGGTCTAACTTTGTACTGGCTGGTGGCGAGTTGGGCTACACCGCAGAAGCAAGCGGCACAGTGACTCAATTGACAGACAAGTCCACAGCGGTCACGCTGAACAAGTCTGCTGGTCAGATCACACTGAACGGCGCCTCTTTGGCAAACATTACAAATGTTTCGTTCACTTTGAACAACAGCACAATCAGCGCAAAAGACGTTATTATTTTAAGCGTGTCTTCTGGCGCTACCGCTGGTGCTTACAACTGCTGGATTTCTAGCAAAACCACAGGAAGTTGCGTAATCACAATTCGCAACCTTTCTGGCGGTTCGCTGTCTGAGGCTTTTGTAATCAACTTTGCTGTACTCCACGTTCTGTAAACCAAATGGGGGCTAATCACCCCCATTCTTAAATTATGAACATTACATTGACACACCCCATCCACGGCGCAAAGATTGCAACAATGGAGTCTGAGGTTGAAATGGATGAAAGAAATGGCTGGACTCGTTATAATCCAGACACGCCTTCTGAAACTGAAGAAGCGGCTCCTGTGAACGTGCTGGAAGTTAAACGCCGTAGAAAAACCACTGCAGAGGTTTAAAAATGACAACGTACACCGCTGGTCAACAAATCGAACGGGCGCTTAGACTTCTCGGTGTGCTTGCTGAAGGTGAGACGCCCTCTGCGGCTACGTCACAAGACGCCTTGATGGCGTTCAATCAAATGATTGATTCGTGGAACACAGAGCGTTTAGCCGTGTTTTGCACACAAGATCAAGTCTTTACATGGCCAGCAGGCTTAATTAGCCGCACCCTTGGCCCAACTGGTGACTTTGTTGGCCTTCGCCCCATTTTGCTTGATGATGCTACGTACTTTAAAGCAAACAATGGTGTGTCTTACGGCATCAAGATGATTAACCAACAGCAGTACAACGGTATTGCTGTTAAGACCGTAACGTCCACCTACCCACAAGTGATGTGGGTAAACATGACGTTTCCCGATATTGAGATATATCTCTATCCAAGGCCAACGCAAGACTTGGAATTTCACTTTGTATCGGTTGAAGAACTAAATCGCCCCGCCACACTATCCACGGTGCTGTACTACCCGCCTGGCTATTTGCGGGCGTTTACATACAACTTGGCCATGGAGTTTGCCCCTGAGTTTGGTGTTGAGCCAAGCCCACAAGTGCAGCGCATTGCGATGACTTCTAAGCGTGACTTGAAGCGCATCAACAACCCTGATGATGTGATGGCACTGCCTTACGCATTGGTGGCCAACCGCCAGCGTTTCAACATCTATGCCGGTAACTACTAATGAAGACGCCGATTCTTGGCTCTACTTATGTAGCGCGGTCTGTCAATGCGGCAGACGCTCGGATGGTAAATCTGTTTCCAGAGATTGTCCCAGAGGCCGGTAAAGAGCCTGCATTCCTAAACCGCGCACCTGGCCTCAAACTGCTTAACACCATTGGCAACGGCCCTGTCCGTGGCCTGTGGGCGTTCTCGTCTAGCGACAGCACAGCCTTTGTTGTTTCTGGCACACAGCTGTACAAGATCACCACCTCGTATGTGGCCACGCTAATTGGCACTGTTGCCGGTACTGGCCCCGTCAGTCTGGCTGACAACGGTACGCAGTTGTTCATTGCGGCCAATGGCCCCAGCTACATCTATAACAACACGACAAACGCCTTTGGCCAGATCACCGATCCAGACTTTCCCGGCGCTGTGACTGTCTGCTATCTGGACGGCTACTTTGTGTTCAACGAGCCAAACAGCCAAAAGCTGTGGATCACTGCACTGCTAGACGGCACATCCATTGACCCGCTTGAGTTTGCCAGCACCGAAGGCTCGCCTGACGGCTTGGTGGCCGTAGCAGCCAACTTCCGCGAAGTCTGGGCCTTTGGCACTAACTCGATTGAAGTTTGGTACGACACTGGCGCAACAGATTTTCCCTTACAACGCATCCAAGGCGCTTTTAACGAGTTGGGCTGTGCTGCCCCTTACTCCGTGGCCAAGATGGACAACGGCCTGTTCTGGCTTGGCCGTGACCGCCGTGGTGAGGGTATTGTCTACCGCGCCAACGGCTACACTGGCATTCGCATCTCAACCCACGCTGTTGAGTGGCAAATCCAACAATATGATGATATATCGGACGCTATTGCGTACACATATCAGCAAGACGGCCACAGCTTTTATGTACTGGTTTTCCCTAGTGCTAACACCACTTGGGTCTATGATGCGGCCACACAAGCCTGGCATGAGCGCGCAGGGTTTTCTGACGGCAACTTTACACGCCACCGTGGCAACTGCCAGATGGCGTTCAACAACAAGGTTGTCATTGGCGACTTTGAAAACGGCAACATTTACGCCTTTGATCTGGATGACTTCAGCGACAACGGCGGCATCCAGAAGTGGCTACGCACATGGCGTGCATTGCCAACTGGCACAAACAATCTGCGCCGCACGGCCCAGCACACACTGCAACTTGACTGCGAATCTGGCGTTGGCCTAAATCTTGGTCAGGGCAGTGACCCTCAAGTGATGCTGCGCTTCTCGGACGATGGCGGCCACACATGGTCAAACGAGCATTGGAAGTCCATGGGCAAGATCGGCGAGTACTACAAGCGCGTGCTGTGGCGTAGGCTTGGCATGACAACTAAGTTGCGTGACCGTGTTTATGAAGTGTCTGGCACTGACCCTGTGAAGATTGCAATCATGGGCGCAGAACTAATTCTGAGTCCAACGAATGCCTAGCCCTAACGCTACGCCAACGCCAATCACGCCACCGCGAGTGCCGCTGATTGACCCTCGCACGGGTCTGATTGACCGCGCTTGGTATTTGTTTTTTCTGTCGTTACAAGACATAGCGACTTCCGTGGTTGAAGATGTTGATCTGGCTACTGATTCCATATCCCTGCTCGCGTCTTACGATGCGGCTTTGCTTTTGGTCAATCAAGAGTTACAGACCCTGCCGCCAGTAGTCACCTTACCAGTTCCTGACGTATTAACTGACTGCTGCTCTGCCTTAGAGTCCCAAGTGGCCGAGATGCAAAAGCAGATCGAGGCGTTGCAAGTGCAACCCATTGTTGACACCGCCGCTATTACTGCCGCCATTAACGCTGCGTCATCAGCGCCTGTTACCAAGACCGCTGACTTTACAGTAGCTGACAATGAGACTTGGATTATCAACAACAAGTCAGGATCGACTTGTACGGTAACTTTGCCCACAGCAAGCGCATGGACTGGTAGGTATTTGACTTTTAAGAATTTGCAGGCTCAGACCTTGGTGTCTGCATCTAGCAATGTTGTGTTGATTGACGGCACAGTCGCTGGCACAGCAATCCTCTTGGCAGTTGTAGGAAATTGGGCGACAATGGTGTCTGACGGCACTAATTGGGTCATCATGCAACAAGCCGCTAACAATTGCCTCTTATTGGAGTAAACCATGACAGTCACCGTCAAAGTCCTCGTACCGGCTAAATTTGCCGAAAACGCTCAAACAACCCAGTACACAGCGACTGGCGTTACGGCCATCATCGACAAGTTCACCGCAACTAATATCAGCGCGTCTGCCGCCACGATCAGCGTAAACTTGGTTACTGTTGCTGGTTCTGCCGGTAATACCAACTTGATTACCAAGACCAAGACCTTGCAAGCGTCTGAGGTCTACACGTTCCCAGAACTGGTTGGCCAAGTCCTTGGCGTGGGCGACTTTATCAGTACAATTGCAGGCACAGCCAGCGCAATCAACATTCGCGTTTCTGGACGCGAAGTGACTTAAGGAGAATATTATGGCCGCATGGATGATCCCCGCCGCGATTCTTGGCAGTTCTTTACTTGGTTCTCGTTCAGCAAGTAAAGCGGCTGATGTACAAGTCGCCGCCGCAGACCGCGCTGCTGAACTTCAAGCAGAACAATTTCGACAATTACGCGAAGACCAAGCGCCCTATCGTGAGGCTGGTTATAACGCACTAGCCAATTTACAGCGCACGGCTGGTAATGTGCCTGCGGCTTTTAAGTTTGGTGATTACGAATTTAAAGCTGACCCAGGTTTCGGTTTTCGTTTGTCAGAAGGCCAAAAAGCGCTTGATCGCCAAGCGGCGGCTCGTGGTGGTTTGATCTCTGGCGGCGCATTAAAAGCGGCTACTCGATTTGGTCAAGAGATGGGATCGCAAGAATATGGTAACGCTTACAATCGAGCACTAACATCATACAACACTGATGTGGCGCGTGAAAACCAGTTGTACAACCGTCAAGCAGGGTTAGCCGGTATTGGCCAAACATCGACAAACTTGGTTGGTCAAGCTGGTCAGAACTACGCAACCAGTGCAGGCAACTTAATGACTGGCGCTGGCGCAGCTCAAGCGGCTGGCCAAGTGGGCGCGGCCAATGCTTTAACTGGTGGCTTAGGCACTTACCTAAACTACACACAAGGCAATGCGTTGCTTGACGCATTGCAAAGAAATCAAAATATGCAACTAATAAATACCGGCGGGTATTCTAATGTCCCCGCGTATATGGTTCGACCACCTGGAGGAATTTGATTATGGCACTTAATCCAAGCATTTCTCTTGGCGTTAAAGGACTTGAAATTCCTAATCAATTGGCGCAATACGCGCAAGTTCAGCAGCTTATGGGCGCCCAGCGTCAAGCCGAAGTGTCCGACATGCAGTTGGAAGCACTGCGCCGTGATCGCGATACGCTAGGTAAAATTCAAGCCGCTATTGTTGCCAAAGGCGGCCCGCCAGATTTGGCCGCTGCCGCTGATGAAATGATTAGATCGGGCAAGCCCGACTACATAACGCAAGGCCAAGCAATCCGTCAAAAATTGGCGGATCAGCTTGCATTTGCAAACTATCAAAAAGAGTTTGCGCCAGGCGCCGCCCCTACGGGTATGCCTGCGCCTGCGCCAGAAGCCGGTTCGTTCGCCGCTGATACTGCAGCGCGGCGTGCTGCTTTGCCTGTTAATGCGTTTGCCGCGCCAGTTAATGCGCTAGCCCCCGCCGCCGCGCCTGCTGCGCCAGTAGCGCCTGTCAATGCAATGGTTGGTCAGCCAGATATTGCCGCGCTAGAAGCAAGGTATCGCCGTGTGGCTAACCTTGAAACGCCAGGCGCGAAAGCCGAAGCTGCGTTGTTGCTTAAGCAAATTGACCGCGCGGCAACAGCAACCCCAGCAGACATTAAAACCATGCAAGCGTTGGGCTATCCAATTACGCAAGCTGGTTTTAGAAGCTACCGCGACGCTCAACGACCAGATCGTTTGCTTACACCTGAAGAAGAAGCGCAAAAGTTACGCATAGCTGCCGCAGGCCGTGCCCCAGGCACAACCGTTACTATGGTGCAAGAAAAAGCCGAATCAGGCGAAAGAGGCAAGATGTTGGTTGACCAATACAGAGACATTTCAAAGTCTGCTGGGCTTGCTGTTAAAACGCTGCCATCTATTGAAGCAAATTTAAGTGCTTTGAATAAAGGTTTTGACACTGGGTTTGGTAAAGAAACGGTTGCTGCTGGAGCAAGTGTCTTGGCCGCGCTAGGCGTACAAAACGCAGAGAAGTTTGCAACGGACACTCAAACATTTCAATCCAACGCTATTAATGGGGTGTTGCAAAAGCAGCTTGAGCAAAAAGGCCCTCAAACTGAATCTGACGCAAAACGTATTGAACAGGTTGGCGCTCAGTTGGGCAAGACCAAACAAGCCAATGAGTTTATTTTGGCAACGGCCAAAGAACAACTCAAGCGCGATATTGAGCAGCGCAACTTTTACGACCGCTGGTACAAGACCAACAAAACTTACGATGGCGCTGAAGACGCTTGGTTTGCTGGCGAAGGTAGTAAATCTTTATTTGACCGCCCAGGTCTTAAAAAGTATGCCGTATCCGCATCTGCCGCAAGCCAAATACCTGGCCAACGCCCAGTAGCACCTGTTGCGCCGAACATTGACGCGCTTCTTAACAAGTACAAATAATTATGGCCACACTTGAACAACTCAGCGCAGCGTTGGTCAAGGCCGACGCCGCAGGCAATGCTGCGGATGCTAAAGCACTTGCTGATGCAATTCGGCAAATGCAGACCGCGCCGGTTGAAACAATGCCCGCGCCGTCAGGCATTCCCACCGCACGTCAAGCGCCAAGCGCCGTGACTCAGTTGGGTCGTTCAGCCGCGTCGTTGGCTGACGTTACTGTGGGCGGCGTTATCCCTGCGGTTGTGCAACAAGTTGCGTACCCATTTTTGCGTGTAGGCCGCACACCTGAAGAAGCTACTGCACGCACACAATCATTGGTCAGTGGACTTGAAAAGCCGTTTGGCAAAACTTTTGGCGTTACTGAAACGCCTGAGTACCAGCAAGAAGCTGGCCGTCAGATAATGGACTTCATTGGCCAGAACTTTCAAAAAGGTGCTAAGTGGATCTCTGAAAGAACTGGCATACCAGCGTCTGACGTTGAGAACATAATTGGCACAGCGACAGTCGCCGCACCTAAAGTTGCGCCAGTTGTTGCACGCGAGGCCGTAAAAGCAGGCAAACAAGTTGCTGAGAATGTTACTGTTGCCGCCAAGATGCCGTTTGAAAAACAAATTCAAGCGCGGCGTGAGCGCATGTCTGCTGAAGACTACGCCAGAGGCCCACAAATTGACGCGGCGGCAGAAGCGCAGCGCTTAAAGATTGCAATTAACCCAGCAGATATTGAGCCATCCGTATCGACTAGGGCTTACTCAGCTATTGCAGGGCCACGCGGCCCTGAAGCGTTGGCCGAAGTTAATCGCCCCCGCGTTGCTGAAATCGCAAAAAATGAGATGGGGTTGCCTGCAACTACACAATTGAATGGCCGCGCTGCGTTTGACCAAGCGCGCGCCCAAGTAGCCGCACCTTACGAGCAGATTAAAAAGTTGCCCATTCAGCAAGCTGATGACGCAATGATCCAACGCTTAGAAGGTATTCGTACAGATTTGGACGTTATCGGCGCCAAAGAATACGCGCCAGCAATTAGTAAGATTGTTGACGATGCGATTGCCAAAACGCAAACTGGTTTGACTGGCGAAGCGTTGCTAAAAAACATCAGCGTCTTGCGGGAGCGCGCACGCAAAACATACAACAACAAGGCCGCTACTACTGAAGCGCTAGACATCGCCGACACCAACTTGAAGATTGCAACTGAGTTGGAGTCAATGATTGACAACAGCATTTTCAATCCAAAGTTGTTGGGCGAGTATCGTGACGCACGTCAAAAGATGGCGCGTACATATGCTTACGAAGGCGCTACCGATTTCAACACTGGCATGGTGGATGTGTCAAAACTGGCGCGGATCACTTCAAAAGACAACGGCTTAACTGGTGACATTGCTTCGCTAGGTAGGATCGCGGGTAACTTTCCTGAAGTGTTTAGCAAGGGCGCCGCGTCTAAGTTTTATGAACTACCCCGTCTTAGCCGATCAGGCTTGGCTGGCGGCGGCGGCGCGTTAATTGGCTCAAACTTTGGTTTGACTGGTTCTATTGTTGGCGGTTTGTTGGGCGGCGGTGCGGGTGAACTCGCAGGCGCGGCAGCGGCAAGACGCATGGCTTCGCCAGGCTATCAAGCAGGTCTTAACTTGCGCGATATGCGTATTCCAGTTAATCAGTTGGCCGCGTCAATGCAGCCAATTCCACAGAACCGTGCAATCGTTCCGTATGAAGCGCCTGTGGAGGTGCTTGGCCCAGGTGAAGGCCCATACCAACCAAACTTTGTGTTTGGCCGCCCTGAAGCGCAAGTTACGCCTTCCGCGCCTAACATGATGAATGCGTTGCCTGCGCCTGGTAGCCCACTTAATGCTTTGCGTGCTGAAGATGTACGTCGCGCTCAGATGTCTCGCACACTTGGCCAACAAGCCGAAGCACAACAAGCCGCCGCAGAAGCCGCTGCACGTCAGCCTGCTCGTGGCGGCTCAGTGCTTGAAGTTGATCCTGTTACTGGCAAGATCACCATTGGTGCTGAAGGTGGCCGTGGCATCACGCCAGCTACTCAGATTATTGAAAGCACTGGCAAAAGTTTGCAAGGCGCGGCAGATTTGTTGGCGTCTGGTAAGTCACCCGCCTTAATGACCGCCGAACAAAAGATTGCATGGGAAAAGACCAAAGTCGATCTGGCTGAAGTTATGCCAGGCATGAAGACGTTGAGCGACAAAGCCATTGCGTCCAAGATGCAAGACCGCGCTTGGGTGCAACAGTCTTTGGACAAAGCACAACAGCAAGCGCGCGCGTTTGACGACATTGCTGCCCGCGCTGCTAACGAGCGCCTGCGCCAAGAAGCCATCATAAAACGCGAGCAGATGCTAGACCTTGCCGAGCAATTGCAAGACGCGCTCGGTTCACGTCCAGTCAAGCGCGGCGGTCAAGGCCCCAAGACGCGCGCTTTCCAGCGCAACATGTTGGCGCCAGAACAAGAGATTCAAAACGCATTGGCTGAAAGAGCAGTCAAGATTGACCTAACCGGCATGGCGAACAAATAATGGACACCCAAGTTTTATTCAACATCGCGGTTAGTCTGGCGGGGTTCTTAGGTGGCTGGGTGTTAAACAACATCTACCGTTCCTTGGAGCGCCTCGACACGGACGTGCGGGCCATGCCTTTGAACTACGTCACACGCGATGACTACCGCGCTGACATGCGCGATGTAAAAGACATGCTCGGTAAGATATTTGACAAACTGGATTCTAAAGTTGACAAATGATCATCGACCCCATCACCGCGCTCGAAGGACTACAAAGCGCGATTAGTGTAGTCAAAAAAGCAAGCAAGGTTGCTAACGACCTTGCGGGTTTGGCGCCGTCTATTGCCAAGATGTTTGACGCTAAAAGCGTGGCCACCAAGGCCATGGTGGAAGCCAAACGCTCTGGCAACAAATCAAACTTAGGTGCTGCGCTACAGATCGAGATAGCGCTTGATGAGGCCAAACGCTTTGAGCAAGAGTTAATGATGCTGTTCCAAGCTACTGGCCGCGCTGATGTATGGGACAAGATTAAAAAGCGCCAGCAGCAAATGGACATTGAAGACGCGCATCTAGCGCGTCAGGCCAAGGCCGAAGAAAAGAAGCGCAAAGAAGAAGAACAAGAGCAATTGGCATGGGCGTTTGGTGTCGTAATCATTGTGATGCTTCTAGGCGCAGTAGGTTATGGCATCGCTGAGATACAGGATTTCTGTGCCAAGACAAGGTGTGGTCGGTGAATGAGTACCAGAAACAGTTTGACCTATTCCTTAAAGTCTTTGTCAGACTGTGCGTTGCGTGGTGGGTGCTTGGCTTGCTTCAGTATCTGCCTGACGAGCTTGCAGGAAAAATTGTAAATAAACTTCTTGGAATGATTGGACTTTAAATGCTAACCTTACTTTCTACCCTTGTCAGTTTTTTGATGGGCGGCTTGCCCAAACTCTTGGATTTCTTTCAAGATCGTTCGGATAAAAAACATGAGTTGGCGCTAGCGCAAATGCAAATACAGCGTGAGTTGGAACTGCGTAAAGCTGGCTTCGAGGCGCAAGAGCGTATTGAACACATCAAATCAGAGCAGTTGGAAACAGAAAGCGCGGCCAGCACCAAGCAGGCTTTGATCGGCGCGCAGCAGGCTGAGATGCAAGCCGTCTACGCCCACGACACCGCGCTTAATGAAGGCACTAGCGAATGGATGAAAAATCTGCGCGCCAGCGTACGCCCTGTGATCACTTACGGTTTCTTCTTTTTGCTAGTCTTTGTTGACGTTGGCTTGTTCGCCTACGGCTGGAACAGCGGCGTGTCGTTTACTGAGCTGGCCGAGATGCTGTGGGACTCTGACACCCAGGCGTTGTTTGCTAGCATCATCGCGTTCCACTTTGGCGGCAGAGCGTTTGGCAAATGAAAATATCAGCCAAGTGCCTGCACATGATTCGCCATCACGAGGGCGTGAGGCAGAATCCCTACAAATGCCCTGCAAAGCTGTGGACTGTGGGCGTGGGGCACGTCATGTTCCCAGAGCAGGGCAAGCTCAAGATAGATCAGCGCGACGCCTTTGTGCCCCCGCCAGAGGCCATGCGTAAGCACTCAATGGAGGAAGTCGATGCAATACTTAGGGCCGATCTTGCTCGGTTTGAGAAAGGCGTGGCTACTTATTGTCCTGTGCCTCTTACTCAAGGACAGTTTGATGCGCTGGTTTCATTTTCTTTCAATGTAGGGCTTGGCACACTCCAGAGGTCAACCATGCGGCAAAAGGTGCTGCGTGGTGACATGGAGGGCGCTGCCGAGGAACTGCTGAAGTATTGCATGGCTGGCGGCAAGGTCTTAAGAGGCCTTCAGACGCGTCGGATTGACGAACGGGCACTATTCCTTAGTTAAAGCGCGATACGCCTCAATAGCGGTCTTTAAATCGCATTGCAACTGCTGTATGCGGTCGTCTTGCTCACACAACTTGGCGTAGGCTTCTTCGGCAAACTTGGCCAAGTTAGCCTGGCTCCATGTAGAAAAGTCTGGTCTGTTAGTCATGCTCTCTCCTTGATGTCGTAAAACCAATCGTCGCCGGCTGACCACTTGCGTGTGCCGTCAACTGTCCATAGGCGTTGCGCCGCTTGGAAATCAGGGAACTTCGTCTCGCTTGGTATCAGGCTCTGGTCGTACCACAGGCATCGGTTGTTCGGCTGGCAAGCAAACTGACCGTTGTCCAGCGCAATCCAATTAAACGACTTGTGTTCTTCGGCCTGCTCGGTGAACCCTGTATCTAAGTCCATGCCCTCGGCGCAGAAGTCCACCGTGAACAAGTAGCGCCCAAAGTGCCACTCTTTGTCTTTGCCAAGAAACTTGACGCCAAGGTTACGCAGGCCGATCTTTTCAATGACCGTAAAGCGGTAGCCCATACAGTCCCATAACTGTAGCGTGTCAATCGGCAGATCGCCAGCGTCTTTGTGCCAGACGTAGGCATGGATTGGCAGCTTGTCGTACAGAGCGCCGTAGTTGGGCAACAGCGACTCGATGCGGAACACTTGGCCACGCAAGGCTTTGAGGCTGACCCAGATGGCAGGCTCCAGTTCGCCGTGGCCTTTGTGGTCGTTGTACAAGAACTCGCGCTTAACAAAGCATTTCATAGGCGGTAGTGATGCCACGATGTAGCTCATGTGTTTTCCTTAGTCATTGATTTCTTTCTTTGAGGGTGCGTCTAGTTCAAGACGGTAATACTTGGCGGGCATCTTGGCGTTCTTGTCCAACTGCTTACGCAGCCAGTCAATGCCGCCAAGTTCTTGGAAGATCATCATGTGACGATCCGTGAGCCTGATCTGGCGGCCTTTAAGGGGTTCGGGTGGTTTTGGGCGTGGCATTTCTTGTATATCTACCGATTGATTGTTTAACCCAGCAGGACTGGCAGTGCCATTTGTGGCCGATGCTGATCCCGCCTTCGGGCGGCTTGTCTGTCTGGCACTTGGCGCAGAGTTTAAATTTGTGCATTATTTTTGTAGTGATATGGGCATGTAGATACACGCCTTGGACTTGCTGTTCTGCACAACAAGAGGGGCGGCTGGCGCGCGCCGTTTGCAGTTCATGCACTTGGCACAAGGCTTAACGGGCGCGCATTTGAGGTAGTTAAAAAACACGGGGCTTCTCTGGGGGCAGTGGTGGCAACAACTCAGACGGCGGTGTCCAGCCGTACTTGCGCCAGATGGCTTGCACGTCAGAGCCAGTTGTCCACTTGAAGTCTTTCAAGGGGACAGAAGGGTAACTGATTTTAGAGTGGGGTGGCAGTGTCATGGTTGTATTGCTCCTTTGAGTAGTTCTATTCTCTCCCGCGCAACGCGCAGGGTGTTGTAGCGCTGATGAAGGCGCTGAAGCATGGAGACGCGCTTGGCGCCTTCACGTTCTTCGTTGAGCAGTCTGAGGACTTCTTCCTCTGTCAAACTGCTTAATTTGTTATTCAGGCTGCGCCAGGTGTCGTTCAATTTTTCTCTCCAGTTCGTAGATTTCTTTTTTGCAGTTAGCGTAGGCGCGGGTGCTGGCGTTAAGGTTGCGCTCTCTGATACGCAACTCGGCCTTGGCCGTCTTAAGTTTGGCCTTCCATAAGTCAAGTCTTTTCATTTTTCTCTCTCAGTTTGGCTTCAATGGCTTTGGCAAGGGACTTTAAGTCGCCGCCATCCCAATCAATTTCATCTTCGTCCGTCAGGCTGACCCACTCACGCCTTGCAAAGTGGTACGGCTGGCCAATCTCACGCAAGATTTGCTTGCCAAGGTTGCTGTGCTTCTCGACGTCGTTGAAGGCTTCGTCTTCCTCTTGTGTCCAATCAGTCATCGCGGTGCGTCCTCGTAGTTGTCAGGGTTAAACTTGGGCACTTTATTGCCCTTGTCCTTGGGGTTTGGAAATGGTGGGAATGGCCAGTTCATTTAAGTTCCTCCATGGCAATGTCAGATATAGCGCGCTTGTCGTAAAGCGCCGCCCAGATTTTCTCGTCAACCGTTTTATTGGTCAGCATTACATAGCACCACACAGCGTGTTTTTGCCCGCTGCGATGCAGACGGCCAATGGTCTGCTCGTATAGTTCCAGACTCCACGGCAGTGACAGAAACACCATGTGACAGCCGCCGTGTTGGAGGTTGAGGCCGTGGCCTGCTGACTTTGGGTGTACAGCGAGCAATCGTATGTTGCCTTTATTCCATCGCTCGATGGCGTCTGGGCTGTCAAGGGTTTGCAAACGTCCGAAGCGCCTTGTGAGTTCGGCAAGTTCTTCTTGGTAGTTGTACACAATGATGGTGTTGGCATGCTGGTTCTCGTCTAGTAATTCTTCAAGGCGTTCAAACTTGTGCAAGCCGTACCAGATCGGGCGCTGGGTGGATGTGAACTTGCCAGGCGACGCAGACGGCGTGGTGGTCGTGTCGTAGACAAAGCCTGACGCCAGTTGTTGCAACTTGCCCGTGACAACAGCCGCGTTGACTGCCGTGATGCCGTCTAGCACGAAGTCCTTTTTCATCTTGTTGTAAGGCGTCAGATCCATGTCGCACTTGACCTCGACAGTATGCAAAGGCGGCAACTTGTCCTTATACTCACCTGCCTCCAAGACAAATGTGGCAGGCTTAATCACGTTCATAACCTTCTCAAGCGAGCCGACGCGGGGCGACCATTCGCCAAACTCTTTGTTGATCAGCACGAAGTACTGCTGCATAAACGCACCCTTGGAACGGCCAAGCAAAGACTGGTCAACGATCTTGCACTGACCAAAGACGTCCTCAAGGCCGTTGCTAGTAAATGAGCCAGTCAAGCCCCAACGCGTCGTCATGGGGTCAACCACTTTGAGGAACGCTTTAAAGCGTGTGCCGGATGGGTTCTTAAGGCGTGTCAGCTCGTCAAACACAACCCCGTCAAAGTTCAGCTTTTGCTCGGCCAGCCACTGCAAGTTGTCGTAGTTAGTGACAACCACTTGGGCGTTGGTCTTGAGGGCGTCTAAACGCTGCTTAGGTGTGCCAACGCACAGAGCCATGCTCAGACGGTCTGCCCACTTGGGGCGCTCGACTGGCCACACGTCGGTGCAGACGCGCTTGGGCGCCAGCACTAGCCAGCGCTTGACATGGCCGTCGCGGATCATCTCCCACATGGCAGTCAGCGTGATGGCAGTCTTACCAGCACCGACTGGCGCCAAGATCATGGCGCGGTCATGCTCATAGAGAAAGTCAGCGGCTGTCTCTTGATACGGACGCAATGAAAGCATCAACTTGTTCCTTAGTCCAAAGACATGCGTAGTTTTGACGCAACAGCATCATGTCGGTTTCAAATAATTTCTGGAGCGCAGACAGTCTGCCGCCCTTGGTTTTGACTTCCACAAACCATGTTTGACCATCGGGTAAACACGCAATGCGATCTGCTACACCTTTGCGTCCAGGCGAAGTAAACTTCCAAGTCCTACCGCCGATGCTTTGCACCGCCCAGTCAAAATAAATTTCAATTTCTTTTTCACGCATGCCGCAAAGTATACATGTAAAAAAGATTTGCACAACAATTATTTTTGTGCTACATTCAAAGCTCATTAACTAAAGGACAGTAAAGTGCAACACTCAAACATCGTAGGCGGCTCAACAGCCAAGCGCGTCATCAACTGCCCAGGCAGTGTGGCGCTGGTGCAGAAGATGCCCCCGAAGCCCTCAAGCAAATACGCTGACGAAGGCACACTCCTACACAACGTCATGGCCGAACTCATCATGAGTGAGGAGCCGCCAGAATATTACATTGGCACACGTTATGAAGATCAAATTCTCACGTTTGAACTGGTGGAAGAAAAGATCCTGCCAGCCCTGCGCGCCCTCGACGTCATCGACCCCGAGCAGAAGATGGAGATTGAAGCAGAGACTAGAGTTGGTTTTGGTGATCTGCTTCCTGGGGTTTTTGGTTCCACTGATCTTATTGGCCGCCTTGGTAATCGCGCCATCGTTCTGGATTGGAAATTCGGTGATGGTGTCATGGTCGAGGTGGAAGAAAACCCACAGTTGATGTTCTACGCTGCTGCGGCCATGCGTACACCAGAAGCGCAGTGGGCGTTTGAAGGCGTGACTGAGATTGAATGCGTCATCGTGCAACCGCCTGAAGTGCGTCGCTGGGTGACAACACCTGAGCGCATCGCTAAGTTTGAACTTGAGTTGGTGCAAGCCGTCAAGCAAGCAGAAAAGCCTGACGCAAAACTGAGTGTTGGTGACCATTGCCGTTGGTGCGCTGCCAAGCCCATCTGCCCCAAGATGACCGGCGCTGTTGACCGCGCATTAAAGGTGCAATTGGATAATTTAGACGCGCCCAAGATCAGCGCTTATCTCAAGAACGCTGACATGCTTGAGGATTGGATTAAAGACCTACGCGCTCTTGCACTCCAGATGCTTGAGTCTGGCGCTAAGTTGCCCGAATACAAACTGGTGGCCAAGCGTGCCATCAGGTCATGGTCGGATGAGGAGAAAGCGAAAGTCGCTTTGTTCGCATACGGCCTCACAGAATCTGAAGTGATGGAGACTTCTGTCGTCTCCCCTGCGAAGGCCGAGAAGGCGTTGAAGAAACGCAAGATCGGCCTACCAGAAGACCTCGTGGTCGCCATCTCGTCAGGTAACACTTTGGCAAGCGTGGATGACCCACGACCCGAAGTGATGCTCTTGGGCAAACAGTTATCTGCTGCCCTTTCTAAACTCCAGTAAAGGAAAATCATGTCTAGTCTAGTAACCTTCTCTCAAGCAAACCTCCCCGCCGTTTCAACCTTGTCTAGCGCTTTGCGTTCGATCCAAGCCGAAGTCGGCCCAGCCGGTGTTGTCATCCTTAAGATGGACAAAACTGGTCACTGGGTCTTTGGCGCAGATCAAACCGAAGTCGAGGACGACGCTGTTTGGGCTGTCAATCCTTTCTCTTTTGTCCACGGCTTTATTGCTTGGGGCGATGGCGAAGTGTTGGGCGAGAAAATGACCAGTGTCAGCAATCCCCTGCCTGCTTTGGATGAGGCGCCCCCTCAAGCCAAGAAGGGCTGGGAGAGCCAAGTTGGTATGTCTCTGAAGTGCATCAGCGGCGAAGACAAGGGTATGGAAGCACGCTTTACCACCACGTCAGTGGGCGGCAAGCGCGCAGTTCAAACTTTGGCTGTGGCTTTGGCCGAGCAGGTCGAAAAAGACCAAAGCAAGCCAGTGCCAGTCGTGCGTCTGAAGAAAGACCATTACGCTCACAAGTCTTACGGCAAGATTTACACGCCAGTCTTTGAGATTGTCGAGTGGGTGAGCATGGATGGCGAGTCGCCTGAAGTTAAACCAGAGCCAGAAGCAGCGCCCTCACGCCGCCGCCGTAGCGCTTAACTTTCTGAAGCCCCGTGACAGGGGGCTTTGGAAAGGAGACGCCAATGCTTTGGTTAGATTTCGAGACTCGCAGTACATGCGACCTACGCGCCAAGGGCGTATACAACTACGCGCAGGATGCAAGCACCGATGTGCTGTGCATGTCGTATGCGTTTGACGATGAGGAAGTGGTGACGTGGGTGCCGTCCGAGCCATTCCCTGAGCGCGTTCGCAACTACACCGGCCAGATCAGGGCGCATAACGCTGCGTTCGAGCGCTTGATCTTTTGGTATGTGTTGCAGATTAACTTCAAGTTGGAGCAGTTTTACTGCACGGCCACACAAGCCCGCGCCAACTGCGCGCCTGGCAGTCTGGAGGACGTTGGCCGCTTTGCTGGCGCGTCTATGAAAAAAGATCACAGGGGCGCGCAATTAATTCGCTTGATGTGCGTGCCGCCATTCAAAGACTCACCTGAACTCATGGCCGAGATGATCCAGTACTGTGAGCAGGACGTGCGTGCCATGCGTGCAATCAGCAAGGCCATGCGCGACTTGTCAGAGACTGAGCTAGAAGACTATCACGTCAACGAGCGCATCAATGATCGCGGCGTGTTGGTCGATGTGCCGCTGTGCCAAGCGGCAGTTAAATTTGCCTCCGATGAACTCATTGAGATCGAACAGATCGTCAAGGAAGTCACGGGCGGCGCAATCACCAGCGTCAGGTCGCCACGCATGCGTGAGTGGGTGCTTGAGCGCGTGGGTGATGAAGCCAAGAAGTTGATGGAGAAGGATGGCAAGTACTCCATTGACAAGACTGTAAGACTTAATTTATTAAACATGGAGAACCCCGATGAAGTCCCTGCCGATGTCCAAGAAGTTATCCAATGCGCCGACGACCTCTGGGCGTCGTCTGTGGCAAAGTTCAGCCGACTTAGCGGTCTGGCGGACGAGGAGGATCAGAGGGTACGCGGAGCGTTCGTATTTGCGGGAGGCTCAGCAACTGGTCGATCAAGTTCGTATGGCGCCCAAGTCCACAACTTTACACGCAAGTGCGCTGAAGAACCCGACGCCGTACGCAACGCTATGGTTAGGGGACACTCAATCGTGCCTCGGTATGGAAAGCGCGTTACCGATGTACTTAAAGGAATGCTTAGACCAGCGCTCATCCCTGCAACAGGCAAACACTTTGTCGTGGCAGACTGGGCGGCCATCGAAGCTCGTGTCAACCCGTGGCTCTCAGGGCGAGGCGCCGATAAACTGGAACTATTCCGAACTGGGGAAGACGTCTATAAAGTCAATGCCGCTGCAACATTCAATGTTCGCGTGGCAGACGTTACCAAAGATCAGCGACAGATTGGAAAGGTACAAGAGCTTGCCTGCGGATTTGCTGGCGGCGTGGGCGCTTTTGCTGCTATGGGTCGGGCTTATGGGATCAGTCTTCCTGAGCCAGTTGCCAAACGCATGGTTGATGGCTGGCGGCGTGCTAATCCTTGGAGCGTACCTTATTGGGCGGCGCTTGAGGAATCCTATACCCGTGCAATGAGAAACAAGGGGCGTGAGTTTAAGGCTGGCCGTATCACATATTTGTTTGACGGTCAACACCTATGGTATGCCCTACCGTCTGGCCGCATCTTGTGCTACCCCTATGCCAAACTGGAATCGGAGGGCGTCAGTTATGCCAAGGCGGCATGGAAGCCCGCGCAAGATGCAAAAGAATGGCCACGCGCCCGCCTTTGGAAAGGCTTGGCTTGCGAAAACGTGACGCAAGCAGTGGCCAATGATTTGCTTCGTCATTCGTTGCGCGCGTTTGAACATGCGGGTTTGCAAACCGTTTTACATGTTCACGATGAAGTTGTCATAGAAACAGACGCGCCTGAAAAAGTTGAGCGCCTTATGCAGGAAATAATGACAACGCCCCCAGAATGGGCGGCGGGGTTACCTCTGAACATTGAAGCGCAAACAATGACGCGTTATGGTAAGTAGTGGTATGATTTACACAGACCCAGCTAGGCGCGGATTGATCCCCGTGCTGAAAAGCGTACTCCCCGCCTGCTGTCGGTCACTTTTCTGGGAGCTTGGCGGAGTTAAAAACATGAATCAAAAACGGCTTAAAGAGCTGTTGCATTATTGCCCCTACACTGGGGCGTTTACGCATTTAACCAACCGCGTGCGAAAAGACGCGGGCACTGTAACCAGTAAAGGTTATGTTCATCTTTGGTTAGATGGAGTGCGGTATGCAGCGCATAGAATAGTTTTTCTATATTGTTACGGCGAATGGCCCGAAGGCGCGGTCGATCACATAAACCGCGTTCGGCATGACAACCGATTGGCCAATCTTAGGTTAGTCAGCGCCAGTCAAAATCAACAAAATAGAGTGTTAAGTAAAAACAATTCTTCGGGGCACAAAGGTGTTTCGTGGGATAAATCACGCGGTAAATGGGCGGCGTCTATTTATCACGCTTCTAAATGCAAACATTTAGGTCGTTTTGTCAATATCGAAGATGCTATTGCGGCGTACAAAGTTGCAGCGGCAAAATATCATACTCATAACCCTGCGGCAACAATATGAACTTTCTTGAATTTTTAATTTCTTTAGCCCCAAAGGGTGAGACTGCGCTGATCGTGCGTCAAAAGCCCATGCTCAAAGACGGTGAGATGCAATTTTTTCCTGACGGCGCGATCAAATGCACTTGGCCTGCCATGTTGCCTGACGCCAAGATTAAAAAAGATTGGGCGATCTACGGCAACACAGCGTCGTTTATCGTTGACCGCTTCAAAGACGGCTATCCAAGCGCCAGCGTAGCGCATTGTGAGTATGTGCTTGTGATGGTGCTGGATGACGTGGGCGACCCTGACAAAGCCCCCAACATACCGCCGTTAGAACCTACTTGGAAGATCGAAACATCGCCCGGCTCGTTTCAGTGGGGCTATGCTTTCTCAGAGCAACCCACAAAGGCCGATTTTGCCGCCGCTATCAAGTCGATTGCTGAGGCGGGCTACACCGACAAGGGCGCGGTCAACGCCGTGCGTAACTTCCGCCTGCCCGGCTCAATCAACCTAAAGCCTGGTCGCAACAACTTTGCTGCGAAGCTGGTCGAGTTTGAGCCTAAGCGTGAATTTACGCTTGAGGAAATTTGCACGGCGTTTAATGTAACCCCTGCCCCCGCTGACTCTATCGGCGTGCGTCCAATCCGTTTGTCAGATGATGGCGCAGACGATGTGATGGCGTGGCTGTCTGGCCATGGCGTGTTGTTGTCTAAACCCAACAATGAAGGCTGGGCTGGCGTGATCTGCCCTAACAATGCAGAGCACACAGACGGCAACCCTGAAGGCCGTTACATGCCTGCAAACCGCGCTTATCGCTGCCTGCATAGCCACTGTATTGACTTTGACTCTAATGCATTCTTGCAATGGGTGGCTGACAATGGCGGCCCTAAGCATGCCCCAGGTCTGCGTGAGGAACTGCTGACGATGGCTATGGATCAGGCGCTTTCTAAACTGAACCCGACTGAGGCGTTCCCCGATGCTGGCGCGGCTATCGTTGCCGAGGTCGAGCGCAAGGAACTAGGCCGCATTGAAAAGGAGGGCTGGTGGGAGCGCTTTGCCTACATTCAAGACGATGATGCCTACTTTGACATGAACGACCGCCGCGAGATTGGGCGCGGTACTTTTAACGCCCTGTTTCGTCACATCTCATGCAAGTCAATTCACAATCAGCGCAAGATCGAGGCGTCTGTTTGCTTTGATGAGAACCGTCAGGCCAAGGGCGCAAAAACACTGGTGGGCGTAACCTACGCCCCCGGCGAGACAATTCTTTGTGCCCGTGAGGGTCTGGTGTACGGCAACCGATGGCGCGATGCCCGCCCGCCCGTGGCTGCGGGTGTTGACCCTACGCCGTGGCTTGACCACGTTGAGCGCATGATTCCTGACAGCATTGAGCGTGAGCATGTTTTGAACGTGATGGCCTTCAAAGTGCAAAACCCCAACATCAAAGTCAATCACGCCGTTCTGCATGGCGGGCACCCAGGCTCAGGCAAGGATACGATGTGGGCCCCGTTCTTTTGGGCGGTCGGCGGTGATTCACTTGCCAACGTCAAAAAGCTGGACAATAAAGACTTGTCAACGCCGTGGGGCTATCACCTCGAATGTGAGGTGCTCATTATTAACGAGTTGCGCCAGCCAGAGGCGTCTGACCGCCGCGCCCTTGAGAACAGTTTGAAGCCCGTGATCGCCGCCCCGCCTGAGTTTTTGTCTATTCAGCGCAAGGGTCTAGCACCCTATGAGGCGGTCAACCGTTTGCAAGTGGTGGCGTTCTCGAATGAGCGCATGGCGATCACTATCCCGTCGAATGACCGCCGTTGGTTTGTATTGTGGTCTGACGCGCTTTGCATGGATGCTGACGCGTCTGCGCGTTTGTGGGCATGGTACAAGTCAGGCGGGTTTGCGGCCGTGACGGCGTGGCTTGCCACCCGTGACGTGTCTGCATTTAACGCCGGCGCTATCCCTCCCATGACTGAGGCCAAGGCCATCATGGTTGAAACGGGTATGAGTGGCGCTGAGTCGTTCCTTGTTGAGATGATGCGTAACCGCTTAGGTGAGTTTGCGTCTGGCGTGCTGGGCGGCCCGTGGCAGTCAACGTGCGACCGTCTCACTGGCGTGGCCCCTGCGGGTATGAAGTTACCCGTGGCGGCTTTGTTGCATGCGTTCCGTGAGGCGGGCTGGGTGGATATGGGCCTGCTCAAGTCGCGGGCGCATACGACTAAAAAGCACGTTTTCTGCGCCCCTGATATGGTCAACAGAGGCAAGTCAGAACTGCGAGACGCCTGCGAGCCTGACGGCAAGTCACCTTTGATGAAGTTGGTGAAGTAAAAAAAAAGGCCCCTGTGAAGGGGCCTGTGAGGTGTGGCAACTGCTACAGATCAAGGAGAATTGACAGTAGCGCCGCCAGTATAGCGGCAATGAGTAAGATCATCTAGTCATTGCCTCCATCGCGCCACGGTTAAGCAATCGACGCGCCTCCGGCCCTTCGGCCATGGCCACCTTGTATTCGTGCTGATTGGCCTTGCCTAGTTCGTATCTATACCCAAGGTCGATGTAATAATGTTCTGTATATGTCAGCGGGCGAAAAGGTGCCAACGCCTCGGCTATGGTTTGGTTCATGTGTTTTTCTCCTTGAGTTTGGCTTCAATTTGATTGATTGGAAACGGCCCATATTCTTCGGCTAATTCCGCGTATTCGTCTGCCGTCAACCCTACCCAAGTGCGTTTCGGTGGCGAAACGTATCGCCACCCCACGCCTGGCGTGTAAGTTGGGTACTCTAAAACACCCCTTTTGCGAATTGCCGCAGTGATTGAAAAAGCCATCGCTTTCATAGCAAACAGCAATTCTTCATAGTTTGGCTCGGTGTCCACATTTTCATTAAAGGGCGCGGCCATCACAATGTCGTAAATGGCCTCACGTTCCGCCAAAATTATTTGCGCGGGGTCTAATACTGACGATTCTTCTAATGCGGCTTTAAGGGCAGCGATGCCGTTAATAAGCGCCTGCGAAGGGTAGTGGGTTTGCGCCTCCTCTAATTCCAACTCTTGAAGCGCTAGTGTTAACATGTCTCTAATCATTTGAGCGCCTCCGTCAAGATACATTGAGCCGTGTCGATGTCGCCCAGCTTGAGGGCGTCCAAGGCTTGCACAATGGCTTGTTTGGGCGTGATCTTGCGCGCCTTAGCCGTGGGCACCCAGTCGGGGTCTAATTCCTCTAACACTTCCGGCAAGCTGCCGTCATACATGGCGGGCGTTTGGTCATAGTTGGCGCATGCGTGAGAGCACTCAATCATCCGGCGGCGGTCATTCAAGCGGATATAGGCGCGCAAATAGTCGCCCGTGGTCATTGTAGGATTCCACTTTGGATAGTCGCGCTTTTCGCTAACGGCTTTGGCCTTTGGCGGCTTGTCCATCAAACGCCGGTATTCAATGGCGCGCTCAGGCTTGCATTTTACGGTTATGCCGTGGTGTTCAAAAGTAATCATTTTATGAGTCCCAATCTTCGGTTGATAGTTTGATGTTGCAAAAATCTTTGTGCGCGTCGTTGACGTGGGCGCGAACTAGGGCGCAAATAGCCTCAATCAATTCGTGGTTGACTAGATCGTCAATCGTAAAAGTGGCGAAAGGTTCCGCGTCGATGCCCTCAGGTGTAAAAGCATTGCCACGGTGAAAGGTTATTTTTGTACGGTCATAATGAGTCATACTTTTTTAATCCTATAAGCTGAATTGTCAAAATCGGTTGCAAAGCCTTGTTTGACGGCGTAGGCTAACTCGCGCAAATACTCCGCTAATTCTTCGGCTGCGGCTTCGTAGGTGTCAAACTGTACGGGCGTGTCGCCCAATGAGTTTGACCATGTGTTCTCCCATATATCGGGATAACAGAGGGTTTGTACTTCGTAGGTCATTTTGTTTGCTTCCTTTTCCAAAGTTCGTAGTTTTGTTTTAAGCACCATTCGTCGCCGGTTTTGGGCGTGTAGTTCTCCCATTTTTTAACGTAGGCGGCGCGCTGGGCGTCTGTTTTGGGTTCGTAATAGAACTCAGGGGCACTCTTGCCAAAATATTTATCGTGCCAAGGGTCTTTCATGCCGTCACCTCTTTTTCAATGCTCATTAATTCCCATTCACCGTAACTAGACGCATGCTCAGGGTCTGCATTGACCTCCGCCCATGCTTGGGCTTCCGCGTCTGCTTCGTTTTTGGCCTCAATGGTGTAATTTGCAAAGGCAATATATCTAATTTCAACTTGATAAGTTTTCATGCTGCCTCCGTCTCTGTGGTGCATGCGTCGCACTCGCTGCCGTGTTTTTCATATTGAGCCGTCTCAAATTCAATCATTGCCGCGTAGCTTCCAAAATCGTATTCCTCACCACAATTCATGCACGTATAGCACCATGCAACGTCAAACCCGATTGAGCAATAGACGCAGCCCGTCCAATCCTCGGACGCGAGCCAAACATTGCCGGAATTGTCATTTACACCGGCGGAGGTGTATTTATCAATACTCAAACCGGCAGCACGGGCGGCTTGAATACATAACACAAGGCGGTCAATATCCGCGCCTTGGAAAGTTTGAAAAAGATCGGTCATGGTTTAGCTCCAAAGAATGTCAAAGTAGGCCAATGCGCCTACGGTTAAAAGTAAGCCGATAACTACGGCGGCGGCGATGTCATAAAGCGTGTGTTTCATTGGTTGCCCTTTCGTTGTTGGTGTATCTATTGTAAAAGATTCTTTTACACTGTCAAGCATTTTTTTACTAGGTGCTTTCCCTTACGCGGTTTTTATCAGCAAGCGAAGGCCAACTAAAAGCACCGCGTTGGTCGATCGTGCACAAGATCGCATCGTTGGCGTATATATAAACAGTGCCTTTAGGCGTTCGCTGATCTAAGGAAATAACCAGGGGAAAAGCAGCGCGTTCGTCAATGGCGTGCGCGATCGCATCGCCCTGCGTTTTGGTTATGTATGGCTTTAAAGCGGGCGCGCGCACCACGCGGTGAAGTTGCGCGAAGTATTCGACGCGGGTATTTTCTAAAATTGTGGTTTTTGAGGCCATGATAAAAACTCCTTTTGGCTTAATGGGAATTTGATTATAACAGGTTTTGGTAAAAACACAAGTTTGTTTTAACTTATTTTGGTGTACGGTTGCGCGTTAGTTGTGCGTAGCGCAAACGTGCCTCAATGACCTACGCTCAAAGCCTTGTGGCATATAGTTTTTTGCCTGTTGTGTGTCAATGTGAGTTATTAAAAAGATCATCTATGAAAATATGTCTATGTTATGTTAAGTAACGTAAGAATTACCGCGCCTCGAGTCAGCGCGACCGGTTGTGAGTCATGCACAACCACCCACAAACTGACACCAAACTGACAACAAACCGCGCGCACAAAGTTCGCGCCTTTTCCGCGTGTCATGACTGTGGGTCAACGTGAGTCATGAAAAGGGAATGACCCACAATGACTCACAAACCATGCGGCCATGCAAACCGTGCGACACAATGCGACGGCAACAGCGTGCCCACAATGACCACGTGACACACAGGGTAAACCCTAATAGTATGTTGCATGCGGCCAAGGGGGAGGGGGTAGGGCCGAGCGCAAAGGGCCAGCAAAAACGTAGCGTTCACGAACAATTTTTTATTTTTTGTTGTAAACTCGCACCACGTGCAAAAAGCATGGAGAACACATGTTCCATTCGATTCCATTTACACCGCGCAAGGTCGAAGCGACAGAATCGCGCTTGAAGGCGGTATATGACGCGGCCAAGCTGGGCCTCAAGGGAGATGCCTTAGCCTTAGCAGCGGGCATGCTGCCTATTGAATACAGACAACTCACGCAACTTGACCCCGTGGTGGAACTCGCCGCGCAAAAGGGCAAGGCTGACGGAGAGATCGAACTGTCCAAAGTCATGCACCAAGCCGCGCTCAACGGCGACGCTAAGGCAGCGTTAGAAATCCTCAAACATCAACACGGCTGGGTGGCCAAGCAGGCCATATCTGTCGAAGTGGATCAGCGCATATCAATCACTGGCGCGTTGGCTGAGGCAACCAAGCGAGCGCTGACAGTCGAAGATGCCCAGATAATCGAACCATCGGTACAACATGCAATCGACCATATACAGCGCTGAAGACGAACAAGAGTTGATGGCCAGATTGTGGGCGCCAGCGATCAAGGACAACCCCTTGGCGTTTGTAATGTTCGCGTTTCCTTGGGGTCAGCCTGGCACACCACTGGAGCATTTCAAAGGCCCACGCAAATGGCAGCGCGAGGTGCTGACGCATATTGCTGACCACATCACGCAGAACAAAGGCCAGCTAGACTTCAACACCCTACGCCATGCGGTAAGTAGCGGACGGGGTATTGGTAAGTCGGCGTTAGTGTCATGGATCACGATCTGGATGCTCTCAACGCGCATCGGCTCGACGACCATCATCTCGGCCAACAGTGAGTCTCAGCTGAGGTCAGTCACATGGGCCGAGATTACCAAGTGGCTGGCGATGGCGCTTAACAGCCATTGGTTTGAAGTGTCGGCAACCCGACTGATGCCAGCTAAGTGGCTCACCGAACTGGTCGAGCGTGATCTTAAGAAAGGCACACGCTACTGGGGTGTGGAGGGACGGCTGTGGTCAGCGGAGAATCCCGACGCTTACGCGGGTGTCCACAACTTCGACGGTGTGCTGGTGGTGTTCGACGAGGCGTCTGGTATTGATGACAGCATCTGGGCGGTGACGTCTGGTTTCTTTACAGAGAACACGCCTAACCGCTTTTGGATGGCGTTCTCTAACCCACGGCGCAACACTGGGTATTTCTACGAGGCGTTTAACAGCAAGCGCGAGTTCTGGACTACAAAAGTAGTTGACGCCAGAACAGTCGAAGGGACGGACAAGCAGGTCTATCAGCAGATCATCGACGAATATGGCGCTGACTCATCACAAGCGCACGTCGAGGTGTACGGTCAGTTCCCGTCTGAGGGCGACGATCAGTTCATATCGGCCAGTCTGGTGGACGAGGCGATGAAGCGGCCCAAATATCAGGACGCCAGTGCCCCGATTGTGATTGGCGTAGACCCCGCCCGCTTTGGCGCGGATGCAACAGTCATCGCCGTGCGTCAAGGGCGCGACATTATCGCAATTCAGCGCCACAGAGGCGACGACACCATGACTGTCGTTGGTCATGTGATCGAGGCGATTGAGGAATACAAGCCAGCATTGGTCGTGATCGACGAAGGCGGCTTGGGGGCTGGTATTGTTGACCGTTTGAAAGAGCAGCGCTACAAAATTAAAGGTGTCAACTTTGGCAATAAATCATCAAATCCGGTCATGTATGGCAACAAAAGGGCCGAAATGTGGGGCAAAATGAAGGATTGGCTAAAAACTGCTTCAATCCCGCTTGACAGATTCCTCAAAACTGATCTAATTTCGCCTATGATGAAGCCCGACTCCAAGGGAACTATCTTTTTGGAGTCGAAAAAGGACATGAAGGCACGCGGATTGGCCTCGCCTGACGCGGCTGACGCAATTTGCGTCACTTTTGCCTTCCCAGTAGCCCACCGTGAGGCGCGTGAACCCACGCAGCGCCGCACGTACAATGGCAGAGGCGTGGTTGCAACTTCTTGGATGGGATCGTAATGGCTAAAAAGAGTGTGTCTCTAAGCGTTGGTCGCGGTGAGAAGTTGCCGGTCAGCAAAGGTGCTGGCTTGACCGAGAAGGGCCGCGCTAAGTACAATGCCGCAACGGGTTCTAACTTGAAGGCGCCAGCGCCTAACCCCAAGACTAAGGCAGATCAGGGGCGCAAGGATTCATTTTGTGCAAGAATGGGCGCAGTAGCGGCCAACGCCAAAGATGGCGAACGCGCTAAAGCAGCTCTTAAACGATGGAAGTGTTGATATGGCTACCAAACCCGGCTTATATGCCAATATCCATGCAAAACGTGAGCGCATAGCCGCTGGCAGCAAAGAGAAGATGCGCCAGCCAGGCGACAAGGGCGCGCCAACTGCCAAAGCGTTTAAAGAATCTGCCAAAACAGCAAAGAAGAAATAATCATGCCACTGGTTAAATCAAAATCACCCGAAGCCTTTCGCAAGAACGTCAAAGCTGAAGTCAAAGCTGGCAAGCCCGTCAAGCAGGCCGTTGCCATCGCGTACTCGGTCAAAAGAAGTGTTGCAGAAAAGAAGAAAAAATAATGGCTGATCCAACCGGAATGGTCGCGGCGGCTAATGTAGCCGCTGGCGGCAAACCACCAAAGTCTGACTCAGACATTCTGACAACCGCCCGCGCTCGGCTGGACATGGCAGTCTCTGCACTAGCAGAATCACGCGAAGACGAAATTGACGATCTGCGCTTTTATGCCGGTTCTCCCGATAATCATTGGCAATGGCCTGCTGACGTGTTGGCCACTCGCGGCGCGGTGCAAGGTCAGACGATCAACGCACGCCCAACGCTCACAATTAACAAACTGCCGCAGCACGTTCGTCAAGTGACGAATGATATGCGTCAGAACCGCCCAGGTGCGAAGGTCATCCCAGTCGATGACAACGCTGATGTGGAAGTGGCCGAGATTTTCAACGGCATGATCCGCCACATTGAGTACATCTCTGACGCTGACGTAGCCTACGACACGGCCTGCGAGAATCAGGTGTCCTATGGCGAAGGCTACATCACCTTGATGACCGAATACTGTGACGAAAACACATTCGATCAAGACATCAAGATTGGCCGTATCCGCAACTCTTTCTCTGTCTACATGGATCCTTTGATCCAAGACCCAACTGGTGCAGACGCCAAGTATTGTTTCATCACCGAAGACTTGACCAAAGCAGAATATGAGCGCCAGTACCCCGATGCTGCGCCTATCTCTACGCTCCAGTCCCTCGGTGTGGGCGATCAGTCAATCAGCAACTGGCTCAATGAAGACACAGTGCGTATTGCCAGTTACTACTACATTGACTACGACAAAACCAAGCTGAATTTGTATCCTGGCAACCAGTCGGCCTTTGAAGGCACGCCTGAAGACAAGATGCTCAAGGACATGTTTGGCAAACCAATCAAAAGCCGCATTTCTGAGCGCCCACGGGTGATGTATTGCAAGATCAACGGCTATGAAATCCTTGAACAAAAAGAGTGGGCTGGCAAATGGATTCCTGTGATCCGTGTGATCGGCAACGAGTTTGAGGTTGATGGCCGCATTTACATCTCTGGCCTTGTCAGAAATGCCAAAGATGCCCAGCGCATGTACAACTATTGGGTCAGCCAAGAAGCTGAAATGCTGGCTCTAGCGCCAAAGGCTCCGTTCATTGGCTACGGCGGCCAGTTTGAGGGCTATGAGGACAAGTGGAAGACAGCTAACACGAACAACTGGCCTTATCTGGAGGTCAATCCTGACGTTACAGACGGCCAAGGCGCAGTCTTGCCACTACCCCAGCGGGCACAGCCTCCAATGGCCTCCAGCGGGCTATTGCAGGCCAAGGCAGGCGCATCTGAGGACATCAAGTCCACAACCGGCCAATATAACGCCAGTTTAGGCATGGGAAGCAACGAACGTTCTGGTAAAGCCATTCTGGCCCGCCAGCGCGAGGGTGATGTAGGTACTTTCCATTATGGTGACAACCTAACCCGTGCCGTGCGCCATGTGGCCCGTCAGTTGGTGGACTTGATCCCCAAGATTTACGACACACAACGCATTGCCCGCATCATCGGTGAAGACGGCGAGACTAAGATGGTCAAAATCAACCCTGACCAGCCGCAACCCGTCAACAAGATCGTCAATGAGCAGGGTATTGTGATTGAGAAAATCTACAACCCAGGCGTTGGCAAGTACGATGTGGTGGCCACAACTGGCCCAGGCTACGCAACCAAGCGCCAAGAGGCTTTGGAAGCCATGGCTCAGTTGTTACAGGGTAACCCCAACTTGTGGGCTGTTGCTGGCGACTTGTTTGTTAAAAACATGGACTGGCCTGGCGCACAGGAGATGTCTAAGCGTTTTGCTAAGACCATTGATCCTAAGTTCTTGGAAGACGGTGACCAAGACCCAGCCTTGCAGGCGGCGCAGCAACAGATTCAGGCCATGGGCGCTGAGATGGAGCAGATGTACCAAATGATCCAGAATGTTGGCAAATCTATTGAGATGCAGGACATAGAGCGCAAGGACTTTGAGGCCCAGATCAAGGCATACGATGCCGAGACTAAGCGTATTGCCGCTGTGCAGGCTGGTATGACTGAAGAACAGATTCAAGACATTGCCATGGGTGTTGTCGCTGCGGCCATGGAGTCGCAAAGCATGATGAACCAGATGCCTGAGATGCGTGAACAGCCAATGGCCATGGAAGAACAACAAATGATGCCTCCCCCACAACAACAAATGGGAATGCCACAATGAAAGCCGCAGACTTTATCGGAATCTTATTCCTAGCCCGTGATGTCACTCATTCGGTGCATTTGAACACCCGCAGTTACAGCAAGCATGTAGCGCTCAACATCTTCTATGACCGCATCATTGGCGCGGCTGACGATTTTGCTGAAGCCTACCAAGGCCGTTACGGCCTGATTGGCCCTATCACCCTGCATTCGGCCAAAAAGACGGCCAATGTGATCGAGTTTTTGCAAGATTCACTTGCCGAAATTGAAGCTGCAAGATACGATGTGTGTGATAAATCTGACTCATCGCTCCAACAATTGATAGATAATATCGTTGAGATATATCTTCGCACGCTGTACAAGCTCAAATTTTTGGCATAAGGAAACATGATGGAACTTTTAAACCCAATGAGCAAAGCGGATTTCCCCGCTTTTACCGCAACAGCTGGTGCAACTGCTGGCAACACAACCGCATGGAATGCAGGCCCTCAAGGCGTTTTGGTTTGGTGCGAAGTGCCTTGCTATGTTGAAGTGGGCGTCGGCGCTGTTGCTACTAATGCCAGCACACCAATTCCAGCTTACACGCCAATTCCTTTTGTTCTGACACTTAGTTCAAACGGCTCTCCTTGGCGCGTCAGTGTGCTGCGAATTGGTAGCACAGACGGCACTGCATACTGCAAACCTATTAATAAGCAATGAGCTTTGGTGTTGCCCTTCGCAATTCGGTGGCCATTGGCCTAGCTGGTATTGTCACGCTGTTTTCAGGCACACGCGACAGTGGTGCATCGGTCGGCAACCTTCTTACCGAATCTGGCGACAACCTCGTCCAAGAGGACGGTGGACAAATTCTTTTGGAGTGACCTAAATGGCCGTTGTATACCTTTCTCCCGTGGGCGGTGTAGCGGCCCAATTTTTTACAAATACCGGCGCAGTTTTGACCGGTGGTAAGTTGTACACCTATGCGGCGGGCACAACTACTCCTTTAGTTAGCTACACAACTAATGCAGGAAATGTTGCCCGTACTAATCCAGTTGTGTTAGATGCCGCCGGCCGTGTACCTAATGGCGGCGAAATTTGGATTTTACCAATTCCATACAAATTTGTTTTAAAAGATTCAAATGATGTATTGATTGCAACATATGACAATATTTTTGGTTCTGGTGCGTTTGCAGTAACAAACTACACAGGAAATGGATCAACTGTTAGTTATTCGATTTCAGGGAATGCGGTCGCTGTTTACATTAATGGCATATATCAAAATAGAAATACATATTCTGTGTCAGGCGGCACTTTGACATTTACTCAAGCGCCGCCTTTTACTTCTTTAATTGAAATTCTGTACAACTAATAAGGAATTATCATGGCAGACAGCAAAATTTCCGCACTCCCTGCTTCTACAACCCCGCTAGCGGGTACGGAAGTATTGCCTATTGTTCAAAGCAGCACAACTAGACAGGTTTCCGTTGCTAACTTAACAGCAGGCCGGGCAATTAGCGCAACTTCTGTTACTGCATCAACAGGTAGTTTTGTAGTTGGCACATCGGGGCAAGGCGTTGATTTTTCTGCCACGCCAGGCACAGGCACTAGCGAGTTGTTGGCTGACTATGAAGAAGGTACTTGGACACCTATTGATGGTTCTGGCGCTGGTTTAACTTTTACCGTAACAAACGCAACGTACACCAAAATTGGCCGAATGGTTACGTGTCAGTTGCAAATCACATATCCAGTCACTGCAAATACAAACGGGGCGCGAATTGATGGGTTGCCTTTTACACCAGCAACTAATATTAACTCTAATGGTTATTTAGGGTCTACCGCCGCTGTTGGAATTGCCATTCAAACAGCAGGATCAACAAATACAAACATTTTGAACGCTATTGGCGCTGGTGCGGTCAACAACGCCACATTAAGTGGAACTCTTGTATACGGAATATTCACTTATTTTGCTTGATTGGATTAAAAATGTCTTTAACTAAAGCATCTTACTCAATGATTACTGGAGCGCCAGTCAATATCATTGACTATGGCGCAGACCCAACTGGAGTGGTCGATAGTGTTGCCGCAATTCAAGCAGCCATTAATTTTGCCTCTGCCAACAGCAGGTCTGTGTACATTCCTGACGGGACATTTTTGCTAGATGCAATTACTTACATTGACCCAACCAACATCTACGCTACTCGTGGACAAAGTATATTTGGTTTGCTTTTTGCAAAGTCAAATGTCACCATTTTTGGCAATGGTAAAAATTCAGTGTTAAAAGTCGCGGCTAATCAATTGCTTAAGTCGTTTACATATGTTGCTGATGTTAATTCAGGAACATACCTTAATTACCAGATGCCGGGCACAAAAGGATTTCAAGTATTTGTTCAAAACCCGTCAGATGTGGCAATTAATAATTTTAATTTGTTCAATTTTACAATTGACATGAATGGATACAACAACAAAGTTTATCCTCTTAATTCTTTTGGAAATCAATCAACGTGCCAAGCTGTTTACTTAAAACAAGGCGGTAATTTTGTTTGTGAACAAATAAGAATTGTTGACGCACCAGGTGCTCAAGTTATTGCACTTGACCCAAACACCGCATATTCAACTATCAATGAAAACGTATTTATCAATTGCGGATTCTTGGATGGAACAAACACCAATCTTGACGACCATTCCACCATTTATTCAATGGGGGCAGATGCCCGTATTCTTAACAACAGATTAACCCAAGATGTGCAATGGACGGGCAAAGGTGGCTCTCCTATTGAAGTACACGGATTGCGTGTTTCTATTGTAGGAAACTATATATACAAATATTTAGCAATGGGCGTTGTTAGTTCCTTGGTGCAAAACGGCAGCTTTGCTATAGAAAACAACATTGGACGTAGTATTACGGCTCTGGGATACGATATGTATAATCAAAGCAACTACACACTAGATTGCGTTATTAAAAATAATGACGTTGAACTGACAAAAGTTGCGCTTTCGCCAACACATCCAGCGTATAACTACCGATCATTTATTGTTTCGCCTGCATTTGATAACTCTCCTGGCGTTTCTGATATTGAAATTCTTGACAATCGAATTGCTTGCGTTGGCGCGTCAAGTTGGACAGATGCAGAAGATCAACGCAATGCCGTTTTCCATTTGAAATTAGTTACAAGAACAAAGATTTTTGGAAACACTATTCAAGGTTTTCGAGGCCCATTGATGTTGCTTGACGAACAACAAACTAGTTCGTCAATTCTTTTTGAAAGTAACAATGTTACAAGTTGTGGCCGAAGCAATAGTTACGTAACTGACAACTCTTTGGTTAATTACACCAATCGACTAAACAACAGTTATGGCGTTACATTGTTTGCGCTGTATATGAAAAACAACGTATATACAACTTGTTTATACGCCACTTATTTAAGTCTTACAGGTATTGCTGCTGGTACATACGTTGCACCTGGCAACATTCAAATTGATGGCGATAAAACCGATTCTTGGTTTTCAACCATTATTGGTACTGCGGGTTTTGATTTACCGTTGTCATACACATTTTATCGGTATTCTTTTAACTACTCTAGCGTTGGAAACATTGACGCTACCCAAGCATTGAAAGTGTTCCCCTCTGGCGCTACTGAAGTAAATAAAGCACAAATTGGCGTTATCAACGCAGAAGCAGCATTAGGTCAAATACCAGGCAATTTCAGCAAGATTTCTGGCACAACTATTTGGCAATATGCTAGCTTAAAGTTTGGTGATTCTGCGCCAAGCACAGCGTCAGAAATTAGCCCATTTGGTGCAAACCAAGGCGACACTGTAAAAATTACAAACGCTGCTGCTGGCGGCAATGCTGGCTATTACTGCGTCACCGCAGGAACACCTGGAACGTGGAAAGCATACGGCACAATTGCTGTTTAACAAGGAACTACTATGGCACTTGAACTTACTAAAACAACGATTCACGGCTTTGAAGCTGTTGGCGCATATCATCGTGTAGAAGGTTTGTCGTTGTCTGCAAAAGACGCGATTCAGTTTGCGGTTCGTACATATACGACCATTGACAAACCAGCATTTGCGGAAACATTCCATTTTTGTCCGTATGATTTAAATGGTGACAACCCAATTGCTCAAGCCTACAATTATTTAAAAACCCTGCCAGAGTTTGATGGCGCAACTGATTGTTAAAAGGAAAATATCATGGCTTTTGAAAAAGTTATCTCTGTCGATCTGATTGAAGTTGTTGAAAACGGCTGCATTCAAGTTCGTACAAAAAGCGCTATCAAAGAAGATGGCGTTGAAATATCTAGCCAGCTTCACCGCCACGTTGTTGTGCCTGGTGCTGACGTAAGCGGTGAAGATGCCAAAGTGCAAGCAATTGCCGCATCTATCCACACACCTGAAGTTATCGCCGCTTATATACTTGCACAACAAGAACAAATTCCAGCATAATGCTGAAAACAACCGTATCGGCGAGGTTCACCGAGGAATCTTAGGATTCAGAAAACATGACTGAAGAAGTCCAAGCCCTAGCGGAAGTAGACTCCGCGCCAACCACGGATGTGACGGCCACACCTGAAGTTGCTGAAAGTACGCCGGAAGTCGCTGAGAACCAAGTTGATCAGGCCACAGAGGAAAAGAAGTACTCCCAGGCTGAAATTGATGCGATGATCGGCAAACGCCTCGCAAGAGAGCAACGTAAGTGGGAAAGAGAGCAAGCAAATCGGTCTGCGGAATCGCAAATCGTGAAAGCTGCACCAACTGCGTCCGTTGACCAGTTTGAAAGCCCTGAAGCCTATGCGGAAGCAATGGCCTATCAGAAAGCTGAAGAACTATTGGCCAAACGTGAAGCAGCCAAGCAGCAATCAGCCGTTCTCGAAAGCTATCAAGAGCGTGAAGAAGCAGCGCGGGACAAGTACGATGACTTTGAACAAGTCGCCTACAACCCCAAGCTACCGATCACAAACGTGATGGCAGAAACGATCCAGTCTTCGGACATTGGGCCTGAGTTAGCGTACTACCTTGGCTCAAATCCAAAAGAAGCAGATCGCATCTCACGCATGACGCCACTCGGTCAGGCGAAAGAGATTGGGAGAATTGAAGCCAAATTGGCATCAGCGCCCCCGATCAAGAAAACAACATCTGCGCCAGCGCCGATTTCTCCTGTCACCGCACGCTCCGCTGGAGTGTCGGCTTATGACACTACTGATCCAAGGTCTACCAAGACCATGACGGATTCGCAGTGGATTGAGGCCGAACGCAAACGACAGATAAAGAAGTGGGAAGCGCAGAACCGCTAATTTTTTTTAAAGGACTTTTAAAATGTCAAACAGTATTCTGACGATTGATATGATCACAAGAAAAGCTCTCGAAATCCTCGAGAACAACCTTGTGCTTACCCGTAACGTGAACCGCCAGTATGACGACAGCTTCGCTGTTGAAGGTGCTAAGATCGGTTCTACACTGCGTATCCGTTTACCTGACCGCGCTTTGGTAACTGACGGCGCTGCCTTGCAAGTGCAAGACGACAACGAGCAGTTCACCACTTTGACCGTTGCCAGCCAAAAGCACATCGGTGTCAACTTCACATCTGCTGAATTGACCATGCAATTGGATGACTTCGCAGAGCGTGTGTTGAAGCCTCGTATCAGCCAGTTGGCAT